CCCAATTACAGGTGAGCTAATGTTTCATTGGTTAGATGTATTTAATGTTATGACAATGGGTATTCCTAAATTATTAAACAGAAAACTAGGTATTGATGCTGCACCTATGCAACAAGCATTTTTAGGTGGCAACTATCAAGATGAAGGTTTAAGAGTAAAACCAGAAGGTTTTGTGTCTGGTCTTAACTTAGTTTCTGCTAATGGTTATTCACCTGGTTTTGGTTGGTGGGTAACAGTGCCATACAGATTATTTAGTAGGCGTTATGGTATTAATCCACCAGAATTTGTAGAAGAATTTTTATTAGGTTCTTTTGGCGATAGAAAACAAAGATTTGGAATACTGGACCAAGTTGGTTGGGCTAGAGATATTATCAAAGGTTCAGATGTTGCAAGAGATGTATTAGATGACCCAGAGTATGATGAAGCGTTTAATAGTACAGTTATGGATATTTACACAATGTTATACTACGCAGGAGAATGGACACCAGATGATGCTGCATCACAAGACAGAGCATGGGAACAAGCAGAACAAGCTGCATCTAATCACTGGTTTTTTAGAGGTGGTGCTAAGTTTGGTTTGCCTACAGGAATACAACCTAGATATGAGTTAGAAGATAAAGATGGTAGATGGTGGCAAATACAATCATTAACTAAAAAATATAGTGATATGTTAGTAGAAAATGATTATGACTATTACTTAACGACACAACAATTTATAGACAAGTTTGGAATAAACCCTGTGCCACTTAGAGAAAGACAAACTGCAAGAGTTGGTAACAGACCAGTAACTGAAGATTCTTATAGATTTTGGTCATCAGTAGAAAATGAAAAACATTTAAATGAGTTTCCTCTTACAGGTGTATATCACTTTCCAGATAATTATGATGATGAGTTTTCTTATGAAGGATATTTAAATGCAAATGTAAAACTTAAACCTGCAGTATATGGTGATTTATTAAACCAAACATTATTACAACTAGAAATAAAAAACGAAAAGAAAAGAATTAAACAAGCTAATCCTGTTATTTCACCAGATGATTTAACTGCACACATGGCAGCTTTTACAGAAAGAAAAGTACAAGAGTATG